TAACCGTACACTCAACATTCATTGAAACCAACTTAGCAGAGTAGGAGGTGCTTAGCTATGATAGACGCAGTACTTAACTATTTAAATAGGCATTTCCCTATATCACTTGAAACCGGATTGATGAGTATTGTTACCGATGGGATAGAATACCTCTTCGCGGAGAACTACCTAGTAGGACAGTCTAACGATATTGAGTTATACGGCTTAGCAATTCCTAAGGCTGTACTTGATACAGTTGCAGAGATTGAGGCCTATACAGCCAAAGCACCGACTTATAATATAGAGTCGGAGTCTCAAGGTAAGAGGTCAATCAAGTTTAAGAACGGCTCGAGTTGGGACGCAGCGTTCGCCTCAAAATTAGCACCATACAGAGCGATGTTTGACGACAGGAGAACGTTTTATCGTGATTATAACATAACGTCTAAGGGGTGGTAATATGTGGGATACAAGCATAGTTACACTACAGACAAGCACGACAGTTAATGATAAAGGCTCTATCAAACAAATATGGGTGGACCTCGAGGACGTGGAGTGCGATGTTCAGTTCTTCGACTCACAGTCAAAGCAGTTAGGTTTTAACTTTGCAGATTTTGGGGCTACTGATGTAGGTGATGTCAGAGTTGTTTATGACAACACTCTAAATCCTAACTGGAAAAAAGGAAATCAAGTTAGATACAACGGAAAACAATGGTGGGTAAAATATGTAGATGATAGGATGGACAGCATAGGCCTATCAAATCATATATTCGTAATACTTGTGAAGGTGATATGATGATTAGCGGAGAAATTCAAGGACTAAAAGAAGTACAAAAGAATATCGTTGAGGCTATTAAAATAGCATCTACCACTAATGATGAGGCTCTTATAGAGATAGGGGAGAGAGGCGTAGGGATACTTAAAAGTAATACGCCAGTAATAGAAGGACGTCTAATAAACTCTATGAGCTACACAGTAGCAGGAAAAGTAATAGATCCGTTAGGGGCTAATGCTCCAGAGGACAAATTAAAAGTTAATAAAGATAAAAGAGTAGTAGTTATAGGCACTAACGTTATATATGCACCGTGGGTTGAATTTATGAGTAAGAATGGATCCGCAGGGTATATGCGGAGGTCGTATAATACCTTAAAGCCTATAGCTACTAAAATTATAAAAACGATGTTTAAGAAAAGGGGGTTTTAGCGTGCTAACACAAAGTGAAATTAGAGAATTAATATATAACGCTCTAACCTCGGATACTGAACTTACTAGCATCATATCTGATAGGATATTTTGGTTAGGTTCAGAGCCCATCAACAACGATTTTCCTAGACTAACATATTTCATATATGATACTGTCGCGGGCTATTCCTTTGCTGATGGAGGCTTAGGGAGAACGAGTGAGGAATACGGGGTACAAATCAACGTATATACTGATCCGTCGGATATAGCTAATATGGACGCGATAGTTGAAAGAATAAAGGCAATAATGACTAATCTTTGTTTTAGGAATACATCTACACCAGTAGAATTCCTAGATACAGATATTAATAAGGTCGTTAGGCCGACGAGGTGGGAGTATACCAATGTTTAAATTCGGGAAATATAAAGAGCTATTAAAGGCAGTTATTGAGAATAGAGAAAGAATAGAAAAGCTGGAGGATGAGAACCGAAGGCTTAGAGAGGAACTGATGAAATTAAATGAAAAGCCTAAGTACTTTGGGCAATAAGGAGGAATAGATATGAGTTTAAAAGGATGTCAGACTACAATCAAATTGGGTACTAACAATATAGCAGGACTTAATAGCGCCAACTTTGACGCGGTATTAGATCAGTTAGATGTTACAGATTTTGACTCTAACTGCACACGTGAGTTCATTCCTGGACTATCGGGTGCAACTTTTACATTGTCGGGCGATTATAAGCCGACAGATATCAACGGTCAAGCTGTACTAGTTGATGCATGGAAAAATAAGACATTACTAACCGGAGCTACTCAACCGGCGTTTTTAGTTGATGGTACTAACGGTTTTGGGGCAGATGCTTATGTATCAGCGATGAGTGTCGGATCGACACCGGACGGAAAAGTAACAGTTAACTTTACACTTCAATGTACGGGTGCTATTAGCATCTTATCGTAAGGGGTGATTAGATGAGTATTCAGGGCTATAAGTCTCTCATTAAAGGCGAGTCGTCACAGATCGCTTTTACTGATGAGGCGACGACTACATCTGACAACTTGACCTATAAAATATCCGACGCGGGTAAAAGCGTATGGGCTTATGGTGTTGATATTGAGGTTAAGGATGGTGGGGTAGTTACAACAGAAGATTATGTGATTAGTAGGCTAGATGGGAGTATAGCCTTTAGTTCCGCAGCTACTAGGGATATAACAGTATCGGGCTCTTATGTAGTACTGTCAGAAGTGGCGGAGTGTAAAGAGTTCAGTTTTGATGGGACTACAGATATGTTAGAAACTACAATATTTCAAAATGCAGAAAGAACTTACGTACCAGGACTTATTGGGGCTACTCTCACATTAAGTAGATTTTATAACGTAGATAACTATTTTACGAATTACCTATATGCTGGGGCTACCGTAGTAGTGGAGATATATCCAGACTCAAGCGGTGAGCCGTTCAGAGTGTATGGGATAGTATCTAACGACAGCGTAGCATCAACAGTTGAGGGGTTATTAGAGGAAAGCATAACACTACAGATTACAAATAAAATGATATTGGAGGCGTAGAGAATGAGTTTACAGCATTTGTTAGAAATTAAACCAACATTTTTGGAATTTGAGATAGAAGGTGTTAAATACAAAGCCAAAGAGTTAACAGGTGAAGAGTTTAAGGCTTATCAAAAAGAGATCATAAGCTATGGAGCCAATGGGGCGAGAGAATATAAAGCAGAAAACGTGATGTCAGCTCTAGTCTTTGCAGCTCTATACGACGAGAACGAACAAAAAGTATTTAGTCCTAAGGACAGAAAACTTGTAGAAAAATTGCCCCAAAGAATACTTACAGAGATATTTGAATATGTATCTAAGGCTAACGGGATGGGGGACGATGAGGACAAAGTAAAAAACTAGAGAGCGATCCGGAAAAGCTATACAAACACAGATTAGCGTTAGAGTTAGGAAGAACAGTCAGAGAACTTGACCTAACTCTAACACGTTCTGAGTTCCTTGACTGGATCGCTTATTTTCAATTACTCGAGAAGTGGAAAGAGGGTGAGGAGTAATGGTAGACGTAGGGACTTTAGTAATGAAGTTTAAGGCAGATGATGCTAAATTAATGAAATCTTTCGACAAAATTAATAAAAGCATGAAAAATTTAGCGAAAATAGGAGGTGCAGCACTTACAGGGATAGCGACTGCGAGTGTTAAAACCGCTATGGATTTTGAAAAAGGTATGTCAAAAGTCGAGGCTATAACAGGCTCTACTGCTGAGCAGATGGACCAGCTAGAGGCTACAGCTAAAAAGCTGGGGGCTACTACTGCGTTTAGCGCGAAAGAGGCGGCAGAGGGAATGTCGTTTCTAGGAATGGCCGGATATGATACTAATCAAATCATAGAGGCTATGCCGGGACTATTAGACTTAGCGGCAGCGAGTCAGACGGACTTAGCAAGGACCGCCGATATCGTGTCTGATGCGATGACAGCGTTCGGCTTATCTGCAGATCAGACAGGAAGGTTTGCGGACGTGTTAGCCAAAGCGTCGTCTAAGGCTAATACCAATGTAGAAATGTTAGGGGAGTCGTTCAAGTATGTAGCACCGGTAGCCGGGGCATTCGGCTTTTCTATTGAGGATACTACCGCGGCGTTAGGAGTTATGGCTAACAGCGGTATCAAAGCATCTCAAGCTGGAACTACTCTAAGAGCTGCGCTATTAAGGATGAATGATGGTGTGGGAGAGGCTGGAGAAGTCATGGAGGAATTAGGAATTTCAATGACTGACTCAGAGGGGAACATGAGGTCTTTAGGCGATATCCTGGGTCAGCTTAAGAAGGGTTTTGCGGACCTTACAGAAGAACAAAAAGGTCAGGCGGCGTCAGCCTTATTTGGAAAAAACGCAATGGCTGGTATGCTAGCTATCGTTAATGACACGAGCGGATCACTTGAGACACTAACAGGTGAATTAGAGAACGCTAGTGGATCAGCTAAGGATATGGCGGATACGATGTTAGATAATCTGGCAGGTCAGATGACAATCCTAAAATCATCTACAGAGGCAATCGCTATTAGTATAGGGCAATTACTTATACCCGCACTTGCCGGGTTTGCTAGTAACGTTCAGGAAAATATGCCTGTAATACAAGACATAATGGAGAAGTTATTCGGCGCTATCGTCGATGGTGCTACCTTCGTTAAGGATATATTCGACGCTACTCTTATGCCCGTACTTGATGTAGTATTTAATTACGTCAAGGAAAACGCACCAGAGATTAAAAAGTTTATGGTAGGGGCGTTTGAGAAGATAGTCGATGCGGCTCTTTTAGTATGGGATTTCTTCGATAAGAATTTATTACCTATATTTAAGAGCTTATATGAATGGGTAGCAGAGAATATGCCGTTAATCAAAGATACATTCAACACGGCGTTTGAGGCGGTGGAAAAAGTAGTTATGGCTTTATGGAAGGTATTTACTGAGAATATCTTGCCCGTGTTAGAAAAATTATTCGGATTTATCCAGGACAATATGCCAGTTATTGAAAAAATAATGACCGGCGCGCTAAAAATAATCAAAGCAGCGTTTGAAATATTAAGCGATGCAATAGTCGGATCTATTAAGGTTATGGGTGATTTAATAGATGTGGCTACTAACGTATTCGGTTCTATCGGGGGAATAGCAAAAGCTGGGCTCAGCATAGTTGGTGGAGCCGTAGAAAGTATAATCGGTACATTCAGAAACCTTATAGGATGGATTGACAAAGCTATCAGTACGCTTAGGAAGTTCTTTAAGCGTAAAAGTGAAGGCTCTCTAAGTGTATCTACTGGCTCTAGTCTAGATATTGGAAAAACGATATCAGGCAATAGAGCTTATGGTGGACAGGTTGACGCTGGGAAAAGCTATATTGTGGGAGAGAAAGGAAGAGAGATATTCACGCCCAGCACATCGGGGTATATATCAGATCCTAAAAAGGGAGAAGAAAAGAAAGAAGTTAAGATTTCAAACAGTTTTAATATTAATAGCATAGTAATACGAGAAGAGGCGGACATACAAAGAATAGCTAGAGAATTATTCAATATGCAACGCCAAAGCAGCAGGGGGTATGCTCTATGATATATTTAAGTGCTAACGGTGAATTTAACTTTTTAGATTATTTCACCATTAAATCATATAATAAGACGGAAATACCTTCTAAACGTGTTAGAAATGAATATGTTATCGGTCGGGATGGGTCCTACTCGTTCGAGGATGGTCTTAATGACATAGAGATAACTATAGAGCTAGAGACATTCAAGCCTACAATACAATCTAGGATAGTTGATATAAGAGAAATGAAAAGAATAATACTGAGTCCTGGTTATTTGATATCAAGCATTGAAAATGATATAATATATACGGCAACAGTAGCCACAGCGTCAACAGATAAGATTGACGGTATTATAAACAATTTTAGTGTTACATTTACTTGCAAGCCTAAAGCTGTATCTAGACTTACCAAGGAAAAAACTACATGGGATCAGATAGATATAGCATGGGATTTAATCAGTATACCGTGGGGGAGTTTAGGCGCAGGGTTTGAGTTCTCGGTATCAAACGGAGATATAACAGTATCGAATTATGGGAACTATGATTCTAATCCCATAATAAAGATAAACGGGGCGGGTGATATAACAATATCGGCCAATGGGTCTAGTTTTACCTATGCTGGGCTTGAGGACAGCGTATATATAGATAACGACAATATGATCGTATATAATACCGCAGGAGATAACAGGATACAGAATTTTTCCGGTGATTTTATATATTTAAAGCCTGGTCAAAATACTGTAACAATAATAGGAACGGCTGATATAGAGTTTATTAATAAGGATATATTCGTTTAGGGGGTGGGGTATATGGCTTATGCTAAAATAGTAGACAGTAATTTAAATACACTAGCTGTTTTAAATAACATGATATCCAACTCTCTTAAGCGGAGAGTTAACGGCTTATTTACATTCGATTTTAGCTGCTACGAGGAGAATCTAAAGACTGAATATATCCAAACGTCTAACATGATTGACGTAGACGGGTATCTGTTTGATATAAATTATATAGATATAGGGCATACCGATGCTATAGAATATGATGTAAGAACTGAACACGTAACATATAGACTTATATCAGAAAAGATAAATAACTATGCTAAAACAGGAACGCCTGCCGAGATTTTGGCTGATATATTAGCAGGTACGGAGTTCAGTGTCGGGACTGTAGAGTCAACTTCATCTATAGTATTCGCGGTTAACCGCAACGCTAATAAGCTTAACATTATATACTCATTAGCTAATACACTAGGACTTGAGCTAGAGTATAACGGTTTTGAAATAAGTATGCTAAACAGTATCGGGCAAGATAACGGTTATAGGGTAGAAATAAGAAAGAATTTAAAAGAAATCCATAAAATACAGGACAAAAGAGGTGTTGATAATCTAACTTATAAATTTAACGTTATTAATATATTCGCGTCGGAGGAATTGAAATCTAACTTTTCCGATCTAGAGAAGGTAGACATAGGCGATACAATTCATTTAAAGGATAGTACCCTAGGAATAGACACGACTCAAAGCGTTTATGAGATAGAGAAGGATATAATAAAAGACGTTAACATTAATATAGTTACAGGTAACAACTTTGATAACATAACCGATGATATGGCATTTTTGCAAGAAACAGCTATCAAACAGACTGATATAATCTATGGTGTTAAAATCAATAATGCGGTAGGTATTGGAATTGAACGTACTGATTTAAAAGCTAGAAGTATTTTTAACGCTGATGAATTTAGAATGCAAGTTGGAGATGGAACTGGAAATTACGTCGATGCAATTTATTTTGACGCAATCAACGGAAAGTATGTATTTGTCGGTGAATTAAATGCAACTGATTTTGTAGGTGGAACTATTGATATTGGAAATGGCACATTTACTGTTGATAATAACGGTAATATGATTGCTAATAATGCTACTATAATAGGTGTTATTAATGGTAGTACGATTAATGGTGGAACAGTCAACGGTTCAACTATCATTGGTGGAATTTTCAAAACTAACTCTACTGGCGAACGTATTGAAATAAGTGGAAATGAACTTACTACTTACAACAATAGCAATCAAAAGGACGGAGTGAAATAAGTGGAAATGAACTTACTACTTACAACAATAGCAATCAAAAGGACGGAGTAGCGATAACAGACCCGTCAAATTTGAATAAATCAATGATGAAATTCTATAATGCAGGAACAGAAACATTGCAGTTTTTCAATAACGGAAGTGTAGGTTATTCACTTAACCCATTAAACGGTGCAGAATTGCATTTAGGTGCAAATGGCAGTATCACTAGATTATATGGCGATGTTTTTTTCGAAAGTGACGCACGAATAAAATGGTTTGATACAGCTAATAGAATTTTAATAACTCATGTCGCAGGACATGGATATGACGCATTTGGAAGTCAAGTTTATTAAGAAAGGAGTTAAATTATGGCAGATATAAAAACAATACCTGGAAATACTGATATTAATGATACGTATGACAGAATTTATTCAAACGATGATAGCATCAATCAAGAATTAGAAGGACATATAAACGGTTCTTCTAATAGACACAGTACAAAAGATATCAACGACAACTCAAACGTATCAGGTGCCAATCAAGAAGAAGTAAACAATCAACTCAAAGGACAAATAGACAGTATCGTAGTCGGTGGAACAGAAGTTGACCCTAGAGTATCACAAGCTATGGTAGATACAGAAGGCACAGTATGGAATAATTTTAAAGATGAACAGGACGCATGGCAAAATAGGACAAAGACTATTGAAAATACGTTCTATACCGACATGGAAGCATATTATGGAAATACGTTAGATTTGTTCGACAATAAAGATGATTTTGTTATTTCAGCGACAGGAGCGACTATTACAAGAGATTATTCCACTTATAAATTAAGAAATTATTCGTTTAAATTAGAAAAGACAAGTGTAACAAGTAACGTTTGTTATGGTTATTTAGAATTAAATTCAACTTTAGATATAGAAAAATTTATTAATAATACAATTGTAAATTCTGATGATTATTTAATTATCCCAATATATATATCCGATACAACTAATCTTACTTCTGTTAAAATTGTATTTTTTGATAGTAATAGTGAATATTACCATATAAGTACATCAGAATGGGCAAATATAAATTATGTTACGGGTTGGAATTATGTAAAAATTGATTTTGAATTTACTAGTCAATCTGCAAATTTTAATAAAAATGACGTTACTAAGATAAGACTTGATATTACAACTAATAATATTGACGATTTAATTACTGTAAATTTTGGTGATTTGTTTTTTTGCAAAAAAGACCCAGTATATGACTATCCTAATCCTATGCAGAAGAACGGGGTAGCTGATTTTAGTATTAATAGTGGCGAGTGGTATGTGATTAAAGAAAACGGACAGATTAAGTTAATGGAATTAACTGGTAGCATATATGATGTGGATTCATTGTCAAACAATAATTATTTTGATAATTTTGAATGTAATTTAATAACTAGCACGAATATTTCAGCAGAAGATAGATACTTAGCTTTTGTATCGGAAGTAAGTGGAACATCTACCAGAGTGGAATATTATATATATAGTAATTTAATTAGAGGTAGAGTTGTCAACAACAGCGTTGTAAAAGAAGTGAAAGATATAAGTTTTCCAATTAACGCTAATGACATTTTAAATTATACGGTTTCGAGAAATGGTGAAAAATGGAATTTAAAACTATACAAGAACAACGATTTATCAACCTTAGTAGAAATTGAATTAACAAATACAAATTTAGAAAAATATAATTTAAATATTGGTGTATTGGCTTATTCAAACATTAGAACGATTTATTCTGCAAGTATCACCAACTTATCCCACGCACACCATTCAGATGTGGCAGAATATAGCAAAATAGTAAACACCAATGTTATTTTAACAGCTGGTAAAAGTGGAAATCAACCATTAGACAACGACATTTATGAAAATATATTATTTGATGTAATAGATAATAATATTGGTGTTTATACGGAAGATGGAATAACTTTTAAAATGCTAACAAGTGGTGAATTTAAATTCGATTGTGATTTTGCTTTTGATACAAACGAAACAGGTTCTAGATACTATGTTATTGATAAAAACGCTACATTTGAAAAATTTATAATATTATCACCAACAACAAGTAATACTATTGGAGAAATAAATCCAACTATAACGTTTAAAAAAGGTGATACATTTAAAATACAAATGCGACAAAATAGTGGTGTACAATTGGATTGTATAGGTGCTTATACTAAAATAAAAATAACAAAGGTTGGTGATTAAATTATGTTGATTTTAAAATATAACAATGAAAATGTAAATTCTAAAAAAATAAAAATTGAATTGAAAAGTACGTTAAATGAAAATTTTATTTTAAGTTATGATGAAACAGAATTTAAACTACATTTTCAAGATTTAAAAGAAATCGAAACTCAAGAAGTAGATGATAATGGAGAAGTTATTTCTACTTCAGTATCAGTAGCTAAATTAACTAAATCTACTGAAACAGTAACTGAAACTATTACTTCACTAAATGAAAATGGCGAAGAAATAACAGAAGAAGTTGAAAAAGAGATTGAAGTTGTTAAGGAAGAAGAATTCGATATTAATAACTTGAAAGCACAAATTCAAAATGTTATTGATAATCACGATAATACACCACTTCCAAGACCAAAAACGCAACTAGAGATACTACAAGAAACTATTGACGCATTAGTTTTAAGTAGCTTATAAGGGGTGATTATATGTTTGAAACACTATTAAGATTATGGCAAGACGGGAAACTTACAGAAGAAAAGTTATCCAACGCAGTTGCTAAAGGTTGGATAACAGAAGAAGAAAAAGATAAGATAATGTCTATGTAAGAAGGTGAGGAGATGAGCGATAGGGTGATAGTGGCGAGCGAGTGCAAGGCCTACAGGATAGCCACGGACCAGCATATCAAGGAAATGAAAGAAAATATAAAAGCTAATACTCAAGAAATTGCTATAATCAAACAGCAAACAACTGCTCAAGATGCAACTCTTGAAGGGTTTAAGGACGCCATCAAAGACCTCAATACTACTGTATTGAGGTTAGCTGAAATACTTAATAGGGTCGATAAGGAAACGGCTCTAAATTCAAATAACATAAAATGGAATTGGAAAACGATATTAGCCGCGGGGAGTGTGATATCCTTCCTAACTGCTATCATTCTATCGTTTATTACTAGGTTTATGTAGGAGGAATAGAAATGAAAGAATTAAAAACTAAAGAAATATTTGAATTTGCTATTCTAGGTGTAATTCTAATGATACTTGTATATTCTATGTATACGGCTGACAAGGCTACTGTAGATAAAATACTACTAGCGATGCTAACACTATTCAAAGGCTTTGAGACGTTTAAAAATGTGGAATAGGAGGGTATAATGGCTAAATACTTAAAATGGAGCGATGGCAGAAAAGATAGACAGGCTATTAGGTGGATAACTAAAATACAAGAGTCTCTAGGTGCATTTCCCGATGGGTTGATTGGGAAACAAACGCTATTAGAATTATATAAGAAGTTCGCGGATCCGACTTATCCTGTATGTACTAAGATATTTAATGTAGATGTCGTATATTCTAGACCGGATCATATAAAGATAGTAGAGACTAAAAACAAGAGAGGTTTAAAAGATAACGAGATATCCGGAACATTTCAATATAGAAATAAGTTTAACGGCATAGCGGTATCCGACGGTAAGCTTTTAGGTAATGCATCAGCTCACAGTTGGGCTAATTATCCAGACACAGTTATTTACTATGATGGGGAAAATGTAGGAGTTAAGAGATGTTTAACTGCTAATGACCTGCCGTTAGGCACGGTATGGGCGATATCGGGCTTAGGACTGCATAGCTTTAGGCCGGATGTAGAAGGTTACAGTAAGTTTACATTTAACGGCGAAAAGAAAGATTTTACAGACGTACTGAGAAATACCGGGCATACTGCCATAGGCGTTAACTCAGCTGATGAGATTATATTAGCGTATATCAAAGGCGATGCTCTACATGTTAAAGACATAATGATAAATAAACTTAAATGCAAATATGCTATTATGCTGGACGGGGGCCATATAGCAGCAATTAAAAACGAGTATAGCTCTCACAACTCTAAACAGCGTCAGCATAACGTTATACAGTATTAAGGAGGTAAACATGAAAACTCAATTACTAGATATTCATACTGGGAAAAGGTATTTTGTGAATAGGGATGACTACATTAGGCCTAACTTTAAGGTCAGGGAAATAATATCACACAAGAAGGGTGATGAGGATCGAGTTAACCTATTCAACTCTAAGTTACTGGATATAATGCAACTTGTTAGAAATAAATTGGGGGAGGCGCTATATATCAGCTGTGTATATAGAAGTCCGGTCCATAATAGAGAAGTAGGCGGAGTAGATAACTCAGTCCACTTAACAGGTAGTGCTGTAGACTGTTATGCTAGTAACCTATCATATGAAGAGCTAAAAGCTGTATTTGAGAGGGTTTGTAGGGAGATAGGTGTAAGGCATTACTACATCTATAACATTAACGATGACGGCAAATCAGTTCATTTTGATATACGTGTAAGGTGGTAGTTATGAAAGAATTAGACACGTCAGAGATAATAATATTAGCGGCCGCCGCATTAGACCTTATAATTGTTGTAGGTTTAGTCGTGTTATTTTTAAAATTATAGTTTACAAAACGTGAAAACAGGAGTATACTATAGATGTAACCTCCTTTCATATAGATAACGGAAGAGGAAGAGACTGCAGCGACACTCTTCCTCTTTTGGCGTGAAAGGAGTAGATACCTGCAGGTCTCATAGCTGCAGGGGTAAGACTCACCAACGAGACACCTTAAAATAGATCTGACTCTAACCGGATCTATTTTTTTTATTTTTTTTGAAAAAGATATTGACAGATATCAAAAGATATATTATACTGTGATTATAGGAGGTGAGGAAATGAAAAGTAAGCCGTTAGATGTTGAATTAAAGATATTAGGAACTTGGGGAGCGGTACCAGGAATAAGACTTAATTCAACAATGCTAAAAAATGCTGGGTTTGAAGATAAGGAAAAAGTAAGGGTGGAGTTTTACAATGGTAAAATAGTTATTTCAAAAATCTAAAGGAGGTTATAGGGTGGTTCTAAAAAAGTCACATGGGAAGAGTCGTATAGCGCTATGTGATACGAGAGCTCTTGAATGGATGTTAGATGAAGAGACATCAGACGTGATAGTGTTACAGATCTTAGAGATGAGAGAACAATCGCTTGCGTATAAGTGGATTGTAGAAATCATTAAAGAAGAAGATTATGAGGAGGTTACGAATGGAATACATGAAAAAACCGGTAATAATTGAGGCGGTGCAGTATTTGGGAGAAGAAAATATACATGAATGCCTAGATTTTTGTAATGCTATAGGATATGATCCAGAGTCTAATGGATATTACATCCACACACTGGAGGGCGATATGAAAATCAGTAAAAATGATTTTATTATTAAAGGGATTAACGGCGAGTTTTATCCGTGTAAGCCGGACATATTCTATAAAACTTATGAGGAGGTTTACAGATGATAATTAAATTCGAATGTACAGCAGAGGAACTAACAAAAGCTACACAGTCAGGAACGTTAGAGGCATTTCTGTTTGACTGTATCCAGGACAGACACAAAGAAGAAAAGCCTAAAACTTCTAAAAAGAAAACTAAAAAAGTTGAAGAGGTAGAAGTTAAAGAGGCTGACACTGTGGCAGATGTTAAGGTAGAAACTAAGAAAGAAACACTGGTAAAGAAAGAAGAAACTAAAAAAGAAGAGGAAATAACTATAACAGCTGATGAGGTTAAGCAGGTATTAGCCTTACCGTTAAAGGCTGGAAAGAGTAAAGAAATTAAAGAACTATTCCAGTCTTACGGAGGAAATAAACTGTCAGACATCGATCCGTCAGATTATGCAGATCTAATAGAGAAAGCGAAGGCGTTATAGTATGGCAGCTCATGCTATATTAGGGCCGTCTAGTGCTAAAAGGTGGATGACCTGCACACCTAGTGCTAGATTTAGTGAGAAGTTTGAGAATACGAGCAGTGAGTATGCTAACGAGGGTACGGCAGCTCATGAATATGCAGAGATTATCCTCTCTTGTGACACCATAAGGGAGAATGAATTTAGGGAAACAAATAAGTACTATGATGGAGAGATGGAAGAGGCGGTTAAGTTCTACACTGATATAGTGCTCGAGAAATTCCATGCGGCAAAAAAAGAAGATCCAGCGGCTATACTAATGCTGGAGCAAAAGCTAGATTTATCAGAATATATACCAGAAGGTTTCGGAACTGGTGACGCTGTTATAATTCATAATAACGTACTGGAGGTTATCGACCTTAAGTACGGAAAAGGCATTCCGGTTAGAGCAAAAGACAATCCTCAGCTCAAAATATATGGGTTGGGAGCTTACGGAACTTTTAGTATGATATACGACATCGATACAGTAATTACTACAATCATTCAGCCTAGACTAGACAGTATAACAACTGATACTATGTCGGTAGATGAGCTTTTAGAATGGGCGGAGAAAGAGGTTAAACCTAAGGCAGAGTTAGCTTGGAAGGGTGAAGGTGAATATATGCCAGGAGAGCATTGTCAGTTCTGCCGAGGTAAAAACAGATGCAAGGCTCTAGCTGATAAGCAGTTAGAAATTGCTAAATATGAATTTAAAGATCCTAACATCTTGACTGATGATGATATAGTAGATATACTAAATAGGGTAGACGACTTAACGAAATGGGCGAGTAACGTTAAAAAATACGCTCTTGAACAATCAGAAAATCACGGCAAGAAATGGCCTGGTTATAAACTTGTAGAGGGTAGAAGTACTAGAAAAATAAGTGACCCCGACAAGCTTGTAAAAGTACTATCTAAAGAGTACGATCCGGTACTTTTATATAAACCTAAAGAGATGTTAGGTATAACGGCATTAGAGAAATTAGTCGGAAAGAAACATTTTATAGAAGTTGCTGGTAAGTATATAGTTAAACCGCCAGGGAAACCTACGCTAGTTCCAGAAACAGACAAGAGGCCAGAGATTAATACTAACAAGTCAGCTCAGGCTGATTTTAAATAATAAGGAGGTTATAATGTCAGCGAAAAGAAAGTTAATCAGAAACATTTTAAGAAAGGAATACGGAAACAAGAGGTTAAAAGAGGCATTTGAGGCGTACAAAGCAGGAAGAATATCAATTAAACGTAAATAATAAGGAGGAATTTATATTATGGCAAGTACAAAGATAGTAAGTACAAAGATAGTAACAGGTAAGGTTAGATTCAGTTATGCTCACGTTTGGGAGCCTAACGGTTTTGAAGGACAGGAAAAGAAATATTCGGTATCTATAGTTATTCCAAAGTCGGATACTAAAACAGTAAATGCGATCAAAGCAGCAATCAAAGCTGCGGTAGAGGCTGGAAAGAGTACTCTATCAACTAACGGGAAGCCGGTTAATATGGCTACATTAAAAACACCATTAAGAGATGGAGACGTAGAGAGACCGGACGATCCGGCATATGAAGGATGTTACTTTATTAATGCAACAAGTAAGAGAAAGCCGGGGATAGTTGACGCTAACGTTCAGCCTATACTGGATCAGTCGGAGTTCTATTCGGGATGCTATGGTAGAGCGTCAATCAACTTCTATGCTTTTAACGTGAGTGGTAACAAGGGGATCGCCGCAGGACTCAATAACTTACAAAAGTTAGAGGATGGAGAGCCATTAGCTGGAGGATCTACGCCGGAAGAAGATTTCTCAGATTTTGGATCTACGGATGATTTATTAGGATAAAAAAAATTGAAAAACAGAAAAGGTCTTAGCTTAAACAGTTAAGACCTTTTTTAGAATATAAGTGTTAGGAGGTTATATGAAAAACAAAAAGAACGATTATATAAAGTTATATCTCAGTCTTAAACCTGTAGATAAAATGGAGAAATTAAAGGAAGAGGCAGAGGAATTATTAGCGGCAATACTACAAGCCTTAGAAAAAGATTATGCGGATACAGAGGCGTTTGATGCGGTATTAGATGAATTCGTAGACGTTTGTATCGTTGTCAAGCAGCTATCCATATGCCGATATGATATAGAGCTTGAAGAGTTAGAAAGCAGAGAACTTGAAAAGATTGATAGAAGTTTAAGAATAATAAGAGAAATGAACATAACTGGAAAGAGTTATGATATGATAAGATATGGGGAGGTGAAATGATGGAACTCAGTATTGATATAGAAACGTACTGCGACTTAGACTTAACTAAGGTAGGCGTGTATAAGTATGTAGAACATGAGAGTTTTGAAATACTTATGATCGCCTATGCTTATGATGATGACGAAGTATCTATAATAGACTTAACTACTATAGATGATCCTTCTAATGATTTTGATTTAATGATGCTTTTAGACGACATAAACAATCCTAGCATAACTAAATCAGCCTATAACGCTAACTTTGAAAGAATAGCGTTAAATAAATACCTGAATACTGATAAGGATCCGAGGCATTGGGAATGCACTATGATATATGGTGCGGAGTTAGGACTACCCTTAGGGCTTGGGAAAGCTGCTGAGGCACTTAGGCTGCCAGTCGATAAGCAGAAAGACAAGGCAGGCAAAGCACTTATACAGTATTTCTGTAAACCTTGTAGGCCTACTAAGGCTAATGGTGGGAGAACTAGAAACCTGCCACACCATGCAGAGGAGAGGTGGGAGCTGTTCAAAAACTACTGTAAGCAGGATGTAGTAGTTGAGAGAGAAATAAAAAGAAAACTGAAAAGATTTCCGCTGCCTAAATCTGAATGGGATTTATGGCATCTAGATCAGCGTATCAATGATAGAGGCGTTAAGCTTGATAGGCAGATGATAGAAAGAGCCTTAGAGATTGACGAGGAATCTAAGACCAGAATAGATAGAGAGTTAAAAGAAATAACAGGTCTAAGCAATCCTAACTCTACAGCTCAACTTAAGAAATGGCTTGAGGGGAATACAGAGTTTGAGGGCGGCAGCTTAAATAAATCTGTTGTAGCAGACCTACTAAAAAACTCAGAGGATGAATTATTAAAGAAGGTATTAAGGTTAAGAATAGAAGGATCTAAAACCAGCATAGGCAAATATGCTGCAATGGATAGGTGCATCTTAAAGAATGATAGAGCTAGCGGACTCATCCAATTCGGAGGTGCAAGGACGATGCGTTGGGCGGGTAGATTGGTACAAGTGCAAAATCTACCTAGAAACTCTATGCATGACTTAGACCTTGCTAGAGAAATGCTTAAGTATGGTCCTAACGATGCTCTAGAGCTTTTATGGGGCAATACATCTGATGTTATGAGCCAGTTAATTAGAACAGCGTTCATAGCGTCAGAGGGTAACAGGCTATATGTAGCTGACTTCTCAGCCATAGAGGCGAGAGTCCTGTCGTGGCTAGCTGGAGAGAGTTGGAGAATGGATGTATTCAATACACATGGGAAAATCTATGAGGCATCAGCGTCTCAGATGTTCTCAGTACCGATAGAGACGATAGCAAAAGGAAAAGAGAACTACGCCCTTAGGGCGAAAGGTAAAATCGCAGAACTTGCTCTAGGATACGGTGGATCTGTTGGTGCGTTAGAGGCGATGGGGGCGTTAAAGATGGGTTTAGAAAAGGACGACCTCAAGCCTCTAGTTAACGCTTGGAGGGCAGCAAATCCTAACATAGTTGACCTTTGGTGGTCGGTCGGTAGTGCTGCCATTAATGCGGTTAGAAGCCCTGGAATAGTACAGGGGGCTTATGGTCTAGAGTTTAAGGTAGAAGAGGATATATTATTCATAACGCTACCTAACAGACGTCGTATAGCTTATATAGAGCCACGTATAGAGCTTGATAAGAGATACGATAGAGCTAAGTTAACTTTTATGGGAATGGATCAAGTAAAACACAAGTGGACTAGAATTGATACGTACGGACCTAAACTGGTAGAGAATATAATACAGGCAATATCGAGGGATTGTTTAGCGGAAAGCATGATGAGATTGGACGCTAAAGGTTATGAAATAGTAATGCATGTACACGACGAGGTTATTATCGATCATCATAGCGATGATCCGGGCTCTACATTAAAAGATATAGAGGATACTATGAGCATTAGGCCAGAGTGGGCAAAGGACCTGCCGCTTAATGCAGATGGGTATCATACAACGTTTTACAAAAAAGATTAAAAAATTAATAGCTGTAGCTGTTGCGCTGTAACCGTTTTAGGTTATGGCGTAATTTTTTTTAAAAAAATACACAAAAGTGTGTTGACAAATTACATACTAGTGTGTATAATAGAATTAAGTTAAGGGTTGAGAAAACGAGGAGGGTTACAAAATGTTAAGCAAACAAAAGATTTTAAAGATGCTATCGGAAGAAAAGCCCAACGGGCTTAATGCTTTATCAAGAGGAGTTGAACTCAAGAAGAAAGAATATATCTGGTCTCATATCGGGGGCAGATACATCATTACCAACTATTATGAGGCATACTATTACAAAAAGTATCTGGATATATTAGAAAAAGGTAACGACGCCACAAGAGGCGGCCGGGACGGGGACTACGTTATATTTAGAAACAACAAGAAAAACAGAGAAACAATAGAATTTATCAAAAATGTTATCAATCTACTTTAATTAGTAGCTTGATAAGTTGAAAAAAAAAAGGGAGGAGAGGAAATGAAAATGACTAGAGAAGAATTTCACGAAAAGTACTGGTGCCATGATGAACATGGCATGATTGCTGTCAACTGTAAAACAGCAAATGGGGCTAGAGAATTTTTGAAACTAGCCAACGAATTTGGACATAAGTGGGATGATGAAACTGTGTCCCTTACGAAGCATACTTAGAGATTTACTTTGGTATTTTATCTTCATTGAACGTTATATCGACAACGATTTAGCGTTTTACAAAGGAATACAGGAAGGCATGTAGAAAAAGGAGGACGAGATTATGGATATAAATAATACTTTTGTTAATGTATTGGGTATGTGCGAGCATTGCCAATTACAAGATATTTGTAAATATAAAGATGAAAAAACAAAGCTTGATAATGAAATAATGGTTAGAGATAATACGCAAAATGAGCCTTATTATCTCACATTAAAATGCGATAAGTTTATGGCTGAAGTACAATATACAAATAGGAGGGATCTAAAATGAAAATAATCAAATATCCAAAAGAGGACTTAGTTATTATCAAAGAAGGTGACCTATCAGTTAACTTCTCACTCAGTAAGCTCATAGCCTTACTGAACGACAAGGAGAAAATGAAAATATTAATAGATGGGAGAGGAGGTGTGGAAAAATGAATAGTGTTATAAGGGACGGCTGGCTGCCGTTCAGCGTATTTTGCCAAAAATACGGCGTCAAGGTAAACGGCAATCAATACAGGAAGTTAAAAGTCTTGTCGGACAAGTATAAGTTTAACGTATCTGGCGGTAAGCAAGCACGCTGGATCGTGAATGAGAGAGCAGCTTGTAAGTTATTTGGAAAAGAATTTAAGGAGGAATAAGGATGATAATACTGCCGATGTTTATATTTATACTAATACTATTGTACCAGGAACATCTAGAAGGATTAGAAAAGGAGGAAATGTAATGAAATACAAAGTAGGGGATAAGGTAAGAGTCAGATACGATTTAATAGCCGGAAAAAGATACGGAGGTACTATATTTTTACACGGAATGGCGTATATGCTAGGTAAGGAGACAGAGGTTGTATTTGTAGATGGGTATGGGCGCGGGTATATACTTAAAGACGGAGACTACTACAGTTTTACCGATGAAATGTTAGAACCTATAGGAAAGGAAAAAGCTCCTGTAGAAAAGGAAGAAGTGCTTACAGCTGATCCATTCGCTGTAATAACAGAAGAGATGTTTGAGTTATACTTAGATAAGAGCGCCGATTATGGAGACTCATTCTCTAAGAGTTTTGATGAATTCGGGTTAATATCTGCAGTAATCAGACTGACTGATAAAGTTAACAGACTGAGAACTCTAGTAGCAAATGAGAACTTAGTTAAAGATGAGTCTATCAGAGATACACTTATAGACTTAGCTAACTATAGTATAATGACAATAATAGAGCTTGATAAGCAGAAAGGGGATGAATAGGTGTGAATTATAGCGATAAAATATTTGAAATGCTGGGGGTAGAGCCTAACGAGAAGTTTAAGGTAAAAGGTGAATGCGATTTATATTATGTAGATGAAAATTTAAAAGTAAAGCATATAGATAAAGATGGAAGAAAATTGATAGGTATGATTGTAAGCTTATCTAGTCTTTTAGCGGGTGAGCATGAGATAATTAAACTACCTAAGTATGAATTATCAGATGAAGAAATAATTATATTGTTGAATACTTGTACTGATTATAATTGGGTAGCTAGAGATAAAGATAATATATTGTTTTTATTTAAAGAAGAACCGCATTTAGTAAACGGAATTTGGTATAGTGATAATTTTGGTTTAAGTTTTAATTTTTATGTATACAATCATTTGTTCAAATTTATCAAACCGGGTGACAGAGCTTATAACATCGATGAATTGATAGAGGAGGGTGAGTAGATGCTCAGTAAAAGTCAGATGTATAGGGATGATCTACAGAATGAGCGTAGAAACTTAAAGGCTGACATCCTGGTATATTCAGAACAAGTAAGAGTGCGTATGAAAGAATACGCAGAGATTAAATCCTCTAAATTAGCAATGCTTGAAAGGGAAATAGGGGAGATTAATGCTAAAAAGGAAATAGCGGAGAAGAGGTTAGAGGAAATAAACAGATATTATAGCAAGAATAAAAAAAGAAAAAAAAGGAGGGAAAAGAAATAAATGCTGAATTACCAATAAAGACGATGTTATAGATGCGCTAGTATTAAAAAAAAAAGTTGAGATATTTGAGACAAAAGAAGAGGCTGAGAAGAAAGTAAAAGAGTTTGATTGGGGGTTAAGTAGTGGAAGAGGTTAAAAAGATGAGCCGCGAAGAGTTCATCAAGAGAATGCTAAAGGATGAGAGAATGAAACGTAACAAAAAGAAAACGGTGTATATGGAATATAGGACGGATCTGCATTGGAGGCAGAAAAAGGGGAGTTTTAGAAAAAGGGGGTAGGTGATGAATTATTACCAAGTAGTAATAATACTTATAGCGTTGACAGTCTTACTAGCTCTATTATACGGGGTTATGGTAGACCTATCAGACCAGAGAAGAGATATGAACGTGTTAAAAGAAAGGATAGAATATTTAGAGCAGGAGAACGCGAAAAATAAGACGCGTATAGACGTACTAACAAAGAGTAAGGTAAACTATACGGATCTTAAAAGTTTTATGGATCTAGTAGAGGGGCTGAATAAGATTATAGGAAATTTTGAGGAGGAATAGAAATGACAAAGGCGCAGCTTAAGAGACACGTAAGAGTATTGTTTAATAAAAAGATGGATAAATTGGACGAATTAAAAGGTAAAAAGTGCACAGAGATAATAGAGAGTGTTATAGATGAGAAGGTTAAAAAGTTTAATATCAGAGTTGCTGCTGATGTTGATCTAAAGAAAGAGTTCTCGTCTGATGAGTATAAACATTTATACTGGAGCAAGTTGGATATTTTAACAGAGCTACAAAATCAAGATACGTCTGACTTAAAATCAGAAATTAGACGATATCTATATACGAAAAATATAAAAGAAATAGCAGAAATGGAAAAGAAATACGATGATAAAATAGAAAAGCTAAACAAGCTTAAGATTGATATCTTATCTAACATAGATGTACTGCCGCTTAAAAAAGCTAAGGCTTATGTAAAGGATTTAGGGATTGGGATTATTGAAGAAGAAAAGGTTAAGCATGAGCTGCTGGTGCCTATAAAAGCTGAATATGTTAAGGATATGCTAAAAGAGGAGGAATAGAAATGAAAATAACAATAGAGTACATGAGCGTATAGTGAGTAGAGATGACGCGTTAGAAATGACGTACGAGGCTTTAAATGTAAAACAAATAAGTAGTAAGATTATAGAGGGTAGGAATGTGAAGGTTAAATGGGAAAATTACAATCTAGCAATAATTACCCAGAGAGGGAATAGATTTGTAATAGCAAGGAAAGAGGAGGATTAAACAATGGAAGAAATTAAAGTAAGAAAAGTTTTTAATACAATTGAAGGTGATGTTGAAGTTGGTAAAGGGGGAGTGACTAAAATTTTATATCACGAACCGTTAGGTAATGGAGATAAACATTATGTTGATGTTTATACTGACTTCTCAAAAGGAACTTTTTTAAGACTATTTATAAAAGATACTGACATGATTGAGATATATAGATAAGGAGTGATGATATGAAAATATACATCAGTAGCAAAATAACAGGAGATAAGGACTATAAAGAGAAATTCACAAAGATGGAGGCGTTCCTGAAAAAGCAGGGTTGTACAGTACTAAACCCTGCTATACTTCCAGAAGGTTTCGAATACAACGAGTATATGCACATCTGTTATGCTATGATAGATGTATGTGACGCTATACTTTTATTCGGAGATTGGGAGAATTCAAAAGGTGCTAATTTTGAGAGAGAATATGCAAGAATGAAAGGAAAACAAGTGCTTTACTATGAAAAGAGGAAGGATGTTGTAAAATGAAAATATACAAAATGTTAGGAATTAGAAACGATGTAAGAGCAGTTAGGAAGGGGCGTATAGCTAACAGGATATGGAATAGATGGATACTTAGGATTGCTAGGAAGTTTTTTAAGTGATATGATTATAGTAGGCACTTTAAAAACTATATCCAGAAGAGGTGGTTATGGAAATGCAGATACAACAAGAGAAGATGTTAGAAGTTAAAAACGACGGGCTTATCAGAGTAGCGGTAGGATCGCACCGCTGGGCTAAGAAGTGGAAAAACAAAGAGCTTTTATGGTCGGAATTATTAGATAAGCTTAGCATTACAACACGTACAAGAGAGACGGTTACAGAATACAAACACATGACAAGAGACCAACGTTCTAATATTAAGGACGTTGGTGGTTTTGTTGGCGGTGTGCTAAAAGAGGGTAAGAGAAAGAAAGGTCAAGTTGCTTGGCGTTCACTTATCACGCTTGATGCGGATTTCTTGGAAGAGGATATATGGGACGTAGTAGAGATGTTATATGCAAATAGCATTGCTATGTATACAACTCATAGTCACACGGCAGAGAGTCCAAAAGTTAGGCTTATTATACCGTTGAGTCGTCAAGTAACAGGTGATGAGTACAAGGCAATCGCTAGATACGTAGCTGCGGAAATAGGTATAGATTTCTTCGATGATACTACCTATCAGCCTGAGAGGCTCATGTACTGGCCGAGTACACCAGCAGATGGTGAGTATATATTCAGACACATTGACGGACCGTTCTTAGATCCAGACGTGATACTCAACGCTCATCCAGATTGGCGGGATATGAGTACATGGCCGGAAAGCTCAAGAGCTCATAAGCTCTACGAGAGTACAGCAGAAAAGCAAGGCGATCCATTAGAAAAGCCGGGAGTCGTTGGTGCTTTCTGTAGGTCCTACACGATATCTGAGGCTATATCTGAGTTCTTATCTGATGTATACGAGATATGCGACACAGAAGGCAGATACACATATATAGCGGGTACCGCATCAGCCGGAGTCGTGGTGTACGATGATATATTCTCATACTCTCATCACGGGACAGATCCGGCGGGCGGTGTGTTATGTAATGCGTTTGACCTTGTCAGGATCCACAAGTTCGGAAAGAAGGATCTAGATGTAAGAGAGGATACACCAGTTCACAAATTGCCGAGTTATACGGCGATGAGTGAGTTTTGTCTTAGAGACGATAAGGTGAGAATTGAACTAGCATCAGTTAAAAAGGAAGAGTTAGAAGAAGAGTTCGGCTTAGAAGTAGAAGAGATAAAAGAGGATGAGGACGACACCTGGAGATCTAAACTTAAATTCGACACCAAAGGAAACATCCAGCAGACAATCAATAACGCTGTTAAGATACTAAGAAATGATAGTAACATAAATGGCTCTATCGGTTACGATGAGTTCGGAAGGTCGTTCAATATTAAAGGTCCTATAGCTTGGAGGCCTAAAAACAAGAAAGTTGAAGTTTGGAGCGACTCAGACGACTCTAATTTAAGGCATTACTTGGAAACAATCTACGGCCTAAAGAAGAGAGAGGCTATAAGTGATGCAGTTACTATCGTTATGAATGAAAACAAGTTCCATCCAGTGAGAGATTATTTAGATAGTCTAGAGTGGGATGGAGTGGCTAGACTAGATACTATGCTAATAGACTACTTAGGTGCTGACGACTCAGAGTATACAAGGGCGATCAGCAGGAAGTGGATGGCGGCAGGTGTTGCTAGAATTAGAGAGCCTGGTATCAAATTCGATAACATGCTTATCCTAGTCGGTGAGCAAGGTATGGGTAAATCACAATTCTTTAGTAGAATATCTGTTAGCCCTAAGTGGTTTAGCGACTCTATGGGCAAGTTTGATAATACTAAGGAAAGTATGGAGCAGCTTGCGGGTAAATGGATCATAGAGCTAGGAGAATTATCTGCTATGAAGAAGGCTGAAGTAGAACACGTCAAAGTATTCTTATCAAAGCAAGAGGATACCTACAGACCTTCTTACGGCAGAAGGACAGAGACATATGCACGCCAATGTATATTCGGCGGCACTACTAATAGAGATGATTTCCTTATCGACTCTACGGGGGCGAGGAGATTTTGGCCAGTAAGAGTAGAGAACACAGAAAAGTTATGGTCACATCTAACTAGAGAGGTAGTGGATCAGTTATGGGCTGAGGCTGATGTAGTGTATAGCTTAGGTGAGGATCTATATTTAAGTGGTAACAGCGAGAAAATATCTAGAGAACTACAAGAACAATTCTCAGCTGTTAACAGTAAAACTGGAGTAGCTGCTGAGTTCTTAGATATTAAAATACCAGAGGATTGGGATAGCAAATCAATAGCCGATAAGGTAAATTATTATAACGGCTTTGGGGATAATGAGCTGACAAATATTCCCTTAATTGGAAGAGACACAATCTCAGGGATAGAGCTTTTTGTAGAGTGTTTTGGCGGCAGAATTGATAATTATAATAGAAAAGATCAATACGAAATGGCCGAGATTTTAAGGTGGATCGGTTGGGAAAAATCGGGAAAACGTAAAAAAATTAAGGAATATGGAAAGCAAAGATACTATATTAGACCTAAAAAATAGGGGGACCAAGCCAAAAATTTTAGGGGACCAAGGGAACAAGCTTATCGGTGAAAGGACCAAGCCAAAAATTTTAAGGGAACAAGGGGAACAAGAATTACTCAACTTATTTTGTTATATATTTACAATAAATACAATAATAGCAATAAACGGGGAACAAGGGGAACAAGGGGAACAAGAATTTTATCGAACTTGTTCCCCGTAGAGTTAAGTAATATCAACACATGCAGACTACGGGGAACAAGGGGAACAAGAATTATATATAGTACAGTATATAGTATATAGTAGTATAGGGGTAGTGGTATAGTGTATAGTGCTGTAGTGTTATATACTACCTAAGGAATTCTTGGTCCCTTGGTCCCCTTGTTCCCCGTAAAAAAAATGACCAGAAATGATAGAATTGCTGAGGTGAAAAAATGAGAGAGTCGGATCTAGAAAAGCAATTAGTTAGGAAAGTAAAAAGTAAGGGTGGCCTTTGCATGAAATTCGTATCGCCTGGACTTCGAGGAGTACCGGATCGGGTGATTTTATTTCCAGTTAATAAGGTTGTCTTTGTTGAAATGAAAGCACCAAAAGGTAAACTTAGGAAACAGCAAATTTTAAGGTTAAATCAGTTTACAGATTTAGGCGCGATATGTTATGTTATAGACAGCGAAGAAAAGATTGATATCTTAATAGAGGAGTTAGAGACATGGAATTTAAAGCACATGTATACCAAAAGAGAGCTATAGATGCAATTAAAGAAAATACACCGGTCGGCTTATTCCTGGATATGGGGCTAGGTAAAACAGTATCCACACTAACAGCTATTAACGACCTCAAGTATGATTACTTTGAGATTAATAAGGTGCTAGTTATAGCGCCTAAAAAGGTAGCTGAGGTTACTTGGTCGGATGAGATAGAGAAATGGGACCATCTTAAGCATTTAACTATATCTAAGGTATTAGGTCCAGCAAAGAAGAGACTCAAAGCCTTAGAGGTTGATGCAGATATCTATATAGTGAATAGAGAAAACGTTGTATGGCTCATTGAGCAATACGGCAAATATACGAATAGGGAAAAAAAGACAGGTTTTAAGTTTATTAAGGATTGGCCGTTCGATCTAGTGGTGATTGATGAGTTATCAAGCTTTAAAAACTCATCGAGTAAAAGGTTTAAGATGTTAAAGAAAGCTACACCACTGTTTAAGAGAGTTGTGGGGCTGACAGGTACACCAGCACCTAATGGCTTACTAGATTTATGGAGCCAATTATATATTTTAGACAGAGGAGAACGCCTAGGATCTACGTATACAGGTTATAGAAACCGTTATTTTGAGGCCTCAGACATGATTAGAACACCAGGCGGTAAATTAATAGAGACCAATTATAAACCTCGTACAGGGGCAGAAAATGCGATATATAGTGCCATAGATGATATATGTATCAGTATGAAGTCGGAGGATTGGTTGGATATGCCAGAGAAGGTTATCAACAAAATAACTGTAGAATTATCAGACAAAGATCGTAAAAAGTATAGAGATTTAGAGAGAGATTTTGTCTTAGAACTTGACGGAGAAGTGATAGACGCTGCATCAGCATCTAGTTTATCAATGAAACTCCATCAACTTACACAAGGTGCAATTTATACAGATGAGTCAAGTACGAACTGGGAAGAGATACACGTATCTAAACTTGAGGCGTTAAGCGAAATAATCGACACAAACGTTGATAAGCCTATACTTGTATTCTATTGGTTTAAACATGACCTTGAAAGACTGAGAAAAAAATTTCCCAATTCTAGAGAATTAATGTCAGAAAATGACATTAAAGATTGGAATAATGGTAATATTGATATCCTATTAGTCCATCCAGCATCAGCGGGCCATGGGCTTAATCTCCAATCGGGCGGTAATGTTATAGTGTGGTTTAGTCTAATATGGTCTCTAGAGTTATACCAGCAAGCAAATGCGAGATTATACCGCCAAGGACAAAAGAATGAAAGTGTTATAATTCATCATTTAATAACTAAAAACACAGTAGACGAGCGAATTATGGACGTTCTAGAGGGTAAAGCTACAAAACAAGAGGCTTTAATGGATGCAGTTAAGGCCAGAATAGACGAATACTTGAGGAGGTAATGTAATTATGAAAGTAAAGAAAACACTTATAATCAATGGGTTTGTAAACTGGGAGCTTGTAAGATACTTAGCGAGATCGACAGTAGGTAAAAGAGATATATCCGCGAATGTATCCCAAAGGTTTAAAATTAAATCTCTAATATCTGAGCATTCAATGATAAGAGAAATAAGAATTATGTTTGAGTGGCCTAGTATTAAAAGCTGGATAGCAACACACTTCTCTAGGCATATGTGGCAGCCATATATATCCACTCAGCGAGAGGACCGCACAGGGATAGACAGAGACAAGCTGCCACAGGATACACTAGTTAACTTTGTAGGTTCTATGAATGCGCAGAACTTAATTGATACATCACGTAAAAGACTTTGCTATAAATCGCACAAGGAAACAAGAAAGTATATGCTAGATTTAAAGGTGGCCGTAAATAATATAGTGGATCCTAACATCGCTTTTGTCATGGTACCTAACTGTGTATACAGGGGAGGCTGCCCAGAATTTGAAAGTTGTGGGCATTACGAAGAATTCCTAAAAGCTGTAGAGGGTGAGGACTTATCAAATATAGAAAAAAGATACAGACTGTACAATAAGTTTTATTACCTGGAGTCTAATATGTGTGAAGGTGTATAGGAGGGTAACATGAAAATAATTGCAATACAATTCATAGGCATGCAGAAAATAGCAATACTGGACAATGGGGAGGGCGTCCCTCTTCAAGACATTACAGGTAATGCAGTTGTAGGCGTATCACTTGACGAGAACTATAATGTTGTAGGTGCTGCAGAAGAGGCTTGCAGCACATGAGGCAGCGACAACTTGAGCTAGTTAGCTCATTATGGTATAATAGTTAAGAAGTGAAAGAGGGTGATAATATGGCATCAGAAAGACTAACCGCCTTCCAGAGAGACCACGGCGGTTGTAATAAATACGAAGAGAGTTTAATACAAGAAGTTCTAAAAGGTAAAAACCAACGAGAGGCATTCGCTGCCTCTCTATATGCATCTGAGAATTATTCAGATATAGCAATGGCTAAGAAGGCATCAAGGGTATTAGCTAGACCACGAGTAAGGAAAAGACTCAATGAACTTAAGCAGCGTCTAAGAGATAAGGTATCGGATGAGGTTATCCTTGAAGTTACTGACGTTTTAAGGCAGATGAAGGACTTACTAGAAACCGACATATCCGATGTGGCAGAAATCATTACAGAGGATGTACCTATCAAGGATAAGAAGGGTAATTATCTATTCAAAGAGGATGGATCGATATTGACTGAAAAGGTGCAGCGTGTATTAATCAAAGATACTAAGGATATGACCAAGGCAGCTCTTAGGTCTATATCGGAGGTAGGCCATAACCAACATGGCGTATACGTTAAGAGATATAATAAAAATAAGACTATAGACCAAGTAGGGAAATACCTCAAAATGTTTACAGAACAGGTTGAAGTTACGGGCGACATTACACATGAAGTTAATATCAATATAGGACCGGTGAGCGATAATGAAGATTAATATCAATATTGATCCTAGGATATTCAACGACGTATACTACAAGTATGCGATGAATAACGATAAAAGATATCAGATATATTATGGTGGATCGTCAAGTGGTAAATCATTCGCAGTTTTAGGCCAAAGAACAATACTGGACGTGTTAGGTGGTAAGCGTAACTATCTTATTGTTAGAAATACACAAAGGTCTATACGTAAATCATCATTCAACGAAGTGACTAAGGCAATAAAAGCTTTTAAAGTACAAGACTATTTCCACGTCAACAAGACTGACTTAACTATAACTTGTACTCTCAATGACTGCCAGATATTATTCCTAGGACTAGACGATCCAGAAAACATAAAATCTATAACACCTATAAAAGGAGTTATAACAGATATAATCTTAGAAGAGGCTACGCAAGTAACCTATACAGCTTACAAACAATTAGATAAACGTTTAAGAGGTATATCACCGGTTCCTAAAAGAATGACATTTATATTCAATCCAGTTTTAAAAGACCACTGGCTATATGCTGAATTCTTCCAAAGTTGGAACGATGGAGACAAATATCGAGAATGGCGAGATAGGTCCTTATCTATTCTTAAAACAACGTATAAGGATAATAAATACTTAAGCGAAGAGGATATAAGGGCGTTAGAAGAAGAGACAGACAAATACTATTACGAAGTATACACACTAGGTAACTGGGGTATATTAGGAGCGTTAATATTTAAAAACTGGAAAACAGCAGACTTAACCGACTTAATACCTACATTCGATAATATCTATAATGGCGTAGACTGGGGATATTCTACGGATCCATTTGCTTTTATACGCTGCCACTATGATAAGATGAGGCGTAGACTGTATATATTCGATGAGCTATATCTCTATGAGGCGAGTAACGAATTATCAGGCTATCAAGTTAAGCAGAAGGTAGGCAGAGAGATCGTTACGTGTGATAGTGCGGAGCCTAAATCTATAGCGGATTTCAAGACTCTAGGAGTAAATGCCATTCCAGCTAAGAAGGGAAAAGGATCAATAGAACACGGCATCAAGTTCCTTAAGTCCTTAGAGATTATTATCCATGAGGACTGCATGAATACAAAATTAGAGTTCAGTAAGTATAAATGGAAAGAGGATAAAAACGGAAATGTTCTACCGGTACCGGTAGACAAGGATAATCACTTAATAGACGCCTTAAGATATGCGCTTGAAGGCGTAAACAAAGACAAATGGGGATGGTGATATTATGGACTTAAAGAGAATAATAGAGGACTTTGAAACAGATATTAGGCCACGTATGGTGGCAGGAGACGCTTATTATAGACGTAAGAATATAGCAATCAACGAACGTAGAAAAACCTTTTTCTCTATTGCACATCGTAGAGATTTAGACGACTACACGAAAGCTAATCACAAGTTAGCAAGTGGCTTTACGCCTCTTCTAGTAGATCAAAAGGTCTACTACTCAATCAATAAGGGACTTGTGATTGAAGGCTTAGAGGACAGTATACTTAATGTGTCTAAGTTTAAGAAAACACTTAAAAAGTTAGGCAAGAATGCATCTAACGAGATTTATTCGGTGCTTTACTGGTACATCGAGAACAACGAGTTAAAATATAAGATTATGAAGTCTCAGCAGATGATCCTTATATACAAAGAGGACAACGAGGAAGAGTTAGATAAAGCAATAAGGGTATATACTGAAAACGGCTACAGAAAAGCCGACGTTATAGACGATACGTATACCGCGTACTATATGGAAATCGACGGAAACTGGGAGCTAGACGAGAGAAAACCACCTACACCTCACATTATACAGAAAAAACAATCAGGCGGCGTCGTGCTTGATGAGAGAGTGGAGAGTTGGGGGAAAGTCCCTATAGCTGTACTCTATAATAACGATATTAGACAGACAGACCTGGAAATGTTTAAAACCTTTGTGGATATGTACGATATAGTCGTATCCGACTTTGGGAATAACCTTGAGGACTTTCAGGAGTTATACTGGGTGCTTAGAGGCTATAATGGGCAGGACGCAGAGGAATTTATGGCTGAGTTCAAAAGGTCGAGAATTCTTAAGGTTGGATCCGATGGTGATGCTAGACAAGAGTCGCAGGAAGTTCCGTTTGAGGCTAGACAGACTATGCTTAATATTCTAAAACAGGATATATATCGTTTTGGAATGGGCGTAGATCCGGACAGCATATCGGGTGATACGACTAATATAACCATAAAAGCTCTATTCGCTAACTTAGACCTTAAGGCTAATGGCTTTGAAGAAGAAATACAGAACTTCGTTGATGAGTGTCTGTATTTCATCAATAGGTATCTAGAGCTGCAAGGCAGAACATCAGAAATGATTGACCAGTTAATCGTATCGTTCGACAGATCAACTATTCTAAATAAGCAGGAAGTTATCGGCACATTGCTAAAACAAGAAGGATTTAGGGCTAAAGAGAAACTATTAGCAGAACATCCAGATGTCACAGACGTAGAAGAAGAACTTAAGGCGTTAGATAGAGAAAGACAGAAACAACTTGACGAGCTAGGAGGACAGCTAGGCTTTGAACAGAAGGACTCTAACAATGAGGGTGATGAGTAATGAACATCAAACAGCGTGATAGGGAGTACTGGCAAAAACGTTTTGAAGAAGTAGCAAAGCGGAGTAACAGCAAAGGCGATGCCTACAATAAGGATTTAGTAAAGCTATTCAATGATACAACTAAAGAAATGGATACACATATACAAGGCTTTTATGCGAAATACGGCAAAGTTAAAGAGTCACCAACGTTTAAAACTCTATCAGATGGTACAAAAGTTATATCAGGTACGGCTAAAAAGCTAGTCGTACCTATTGAAGAGGCTAACAGACCTCTTCTCAAGGGGACTAGACTATCGAAACTAAAAGCTCAACTGTATAGCATTCTTAAGAATATGGCTGATAACCAACACGACGTAATGAAAGAGGCCCTAACTACTACAGCGGAAGAGTCTTATTACAGCACTATCTACGAACTATATAAGGGTGTGGGCGTAGGGCAATCATTCAATCTACTTACTAAGCAGCAAGTATATAGCTTGATAAGAAATGAAGTTAATGGCCAAGCATTCAGTACCAGAGTGTGGACTAATCGCGATAAATTAGCAAATACCGTTAATCAGACACTAAAAGCGGGAATAGTCCAGGGCTTATCTAATAGAGAGATGTCGAAACGTATTGCAAAAGATATGTATTCGGGTTTAAACGTAGCACATCGGTTACTCAGAACTGAAATAACTAACAGTTCTAATCAAGCATCGTTACTAGGCTATGAGCGTAGTGGGATAGTTAAAGAATATGAGTACTTAGCGACTATGGATGATAGGACAAGTGCAGTATGCGCGGATCTAGATGCAGAGGTATTCAAGACTAAAGACGCTACTACCGGTCTTAATTTCCCGCCTATGCACGTTAATTGCAGGTCTACAACAGTTCCATATTTTGGGGATGAGAAAACCTATCAAACTAGAATAGCAAGAGGACTAGATGGTAATACCTTCACCGTCCCTGCTACCATGAATGCTAGAGACTTTAGGGCGATATACGTTGATAAGACAATAACCAGGAAAGAATGGGATAAAAAATACAAATAAGAAGTGAGAAAAAAAATTCTCAAACTATTTGTATTTTTTATAACTATGGTGTATAATGATAATGGAAATATTATTTACTCTAACTAGAGAATAAACAGTAAGAACAATACTAGCAAAGAGCTAGAATAAAAAGGAGAGATCAAATAATGGATTGGTTAAAAGATATTTTAGGCGATAACTTATCAGATGAAAATTTAGATAAAATTAAAAAAGAATTACCTAAACACTTCGCGTTAAAAACAGACTTCAACGCTAGAGGCGAAGAAATTAAAAACTTATCAGCACAATTGGAGGCAGCTAACCAGAGTATTAAGGAGATATCGGCTAAGGCTGAGACGTCGGAAACTCTAAAAGCTGAACTTGAGAAGATTAGTAGCGAGTATGAGAATTTCAAGAATGAAACTACTAAAAGAGAGCAGAACTATCAGAAAAAAGATAAGCTTAAAGCTTTATTATCGGAAAAATTCAATCCGGATGCTATAGATTTATTGGTATCAACGTTTGATCTAGATAGCATCAACTTAAATGAGGCAGGAGAGATCGTAGACGGTGAGTCTAAACTGCAAAAACTTGCAGAGGCAAAGCCTGGGCTAGTTATCAAAACTACCACAGAAGGCACATCGCCAAAAGACAAACAAACAGATTCGCCTCAAGACGATTACTCAAAAATGACGGATGAGGAGTACTACAAAATGGTACTCGAAAATAAGGGGGAGTAAAAAAATGCCTAATAATTTTATAACTATGCAAAATATTGCAAGAACGGTATTACCATTACTAACTGAGAACTTAGTAATGCCTATGACAGTTAACAGAAACTATTCAGCAGATTTCATCGGAAAAGGAGATACGATTGTAGTTGAAAAGCCTGCGGTATTCGTAGCAGATGAATTCGGCGGTACTATCAACTTACAGGATATCGGGGAAAGATCAGTATCAGTTAAGATGGATAAACTAGCGGATGTATCATTCAAAATATCAGCTAAAGACTTAGCACTATCAATGCCACAGTTTAAAACTAAATATCTAGAGTCAGCAGCTCAAGCTATCGCTGAAAAAATCAACGCTGACGGCTTGGCATTATACAAGGATGTGCCGTTCTACTCAGGAACTGCTGGAGTTACGCCGGATGCATTAGAGGACTTTGCTAACGCAGAGAAAGTCTTAAATGATAATAAAGCACCTATGATGAACAGAACTGCTGTATGGGATACTGCAGCAAAAGCTAAATTCCAAGTATTAGATGCTATTGTTAACGCTGAGAAATCGGGATCAACTGCTGCACTTAGAGCGGGAGCTATCGGTAGAGTGGCAGGTTTTGAGAACTTAATGTCTCAGGCGGTTAAAACTCACGTAGCGGGGGCGTACACGAGTAATTCGGACGTAACAGTAACTACTGGCTCAGCTGGTGATACTTCTATCGTTATGACAAGCGCCGGCGGTACTAGCACTGATAAATTAGTTAAGGGTGATATCTTCACTATCGACGGTAAGCAATACGTTGCTACTGCTGATACCGCTAACGCTGTAGCTGGTGTAGTAACAGTAACTATCTATCCTGCACTTGATAAGGATATCGCAGATATGGACTCTACAGCTGTAGAATTTGCAGACTTAACAGCAGGCGGTCATGTGGCTAACCTTGCTTACAATAAAGATGCATTTATCTTTGTAACTAGACCACTTGATACACCTCCAGGAGTTGAGAGCTATGTTACTTCTTATAACGGCATTACTCTTAGAGTAACAATGGACTACAACATTACTACTAAAGAAACTACAATGTCTATAGATACATTGTATGACTATGTAACTGCTTATCCGGAGTTGGCTGTAAGAAACTTAGGGTAATAAAAAATAAACAGGGCTGGGGCTTTTAGCTCTAGTCCTGTTTTTATATAAGGGAGTGAGAATAGATGAAGAAATGCAATATATGCGGATTGAGTTTTTCAGATAAAGTTTACCCGATCCACAGGGAGAGATGTAAAAAACTTAATAGCTCAAAGCCTAAGAAGGTTGAGAAGATAGAAAAAACTGAAAAGATAGATAGGGAAAAGGCTGAGAAAATAGATAGTGAAAAAGCTATAAGAGATAAGGCTAAAAAACTAGGTATAAAATCATACCATAATAAAAAGATAGATAACTTAAAGAAAGAAATAGCAGAGATTGAAAACGAGGTGATCTAATGGGATCTCAAATAGTAGTGGGTGGAGATTTAGACGTCAAGTCTATTAGGGCCTTGAGAATAATATCTATAGAGGACGCTGCGGGGCTTGATGGAAACATGTATGCTGCGTCGATAATGTTTGATTTAGCGGGCGGCGATACTACGTATCTCGCGTTCGAGACACCGCCGGATAAAGATATCGTGTGGTTTAGCGATAGTGTCAGATCTGACGTTAATTATGTTAGATACGAGCTATACGAAAACGCGGTATTTACTGGTGTTATAGACCAGGAGGTCATCAATGTTAACAGGCAGTCAAAAAATGTTAACAGCACTAAACTGTATAATAGCGTGACAGACGTCGACCTAGTAGGTGCTATCCGATTAGATGTGGACGCGACCTTGGGCGGTGACGGGGTAGGCGGAACAAGCAGCGGATCTGCTACTGAGTCAAAAAAAGGGTTACGTTTAGCCAGAGGCACTAAATATATTATAGCCTTAGAAAACGTAGATTCTAGATCAGCTACAGTAACCGTACACTCAACATTCATTGAAACCAACTTAGCAGAGTAGGAGGTGCTTAGCTATGATAGACGCAGTACTTAACTATTTAAATAGGCATTTCCCTATATC